GTCGGCAGCGTCTATCTCCTCCTGTATGGTTCTCTGAAGTGCCTTGTATTTGTTGATGAGTTCCGTGAGAAGCTTTATCTTCTCGGTGTCCTCCTTGTTCGTCTTCTTCAGCCGAGCCTCATAAATGGAAATGTTCTTGCCTACATCTTCAAGTGTTTTCGGGTCAGTTATTGGAGTATCGTCCGCCGTTACCTTTGATGTCGTTGTGGTTTTCTTCGGTGTCGTTTTAGTTGTGCTGATACCTTGCTGTTTCTTGTCATTATCCTCTCGCTTTTTCTGCTCCGCCTTCAGTCTGCCGATTTCTTTATTCAGCCTTGTGCGCTCTGCCTCATTGCTGCGCGAGGTGTTCTTCAACTCGTTTTCAAGTTGGGTGATATTATCCGTCAGATCTTGGTCTGAAACATCTTTCAAGTCCTTGCGCGACAAATCTACAGACTTCCTTGACGCATCCAGTTTCTTTTGGGCACTCACCATGTGGTCTATGGCGGAATCATACTGCTTTTGCAAAATGCTGATTTCGCCAGTGAGTTTGTTTATCTGCCCACCAAGTTGGTCATAGTAGTCCTTTCCGCCAGCTGCGTTCTCATAGTTGTAGTGTATGTTGCCGTTGCCGTCCCAATACTGCTGACCGAGCTGATAACGCTCACTTTCCTTGCTTTCCTTTTCAAGTTGCTTGGCAGCAATTTGGGAAGCCAATACTTTCGCCTGTGCCTCATAGCCTATCTGCTCGCAATACACCTTGCTCTTGGCGATGAGCGTGTCATACCATTCCGCCGCGGTACGGTGATAACCGAAACTCTCGCCGTACTTTTTGTTCAACTCGTCCACCTTCTTCGTGGCATTCTTGTGGCTGTTGATAAGCGAGGCGAGCGAACTTACCTCCATGTCGATTTCCGCCTTGGCATTGGACGAAGCATTGCTGAAGGCGTCAGTACTGTCTTTCAGAATGTCCACGTCCTGCGCAGCGTCCTCCGCCTCGTCGCCCATGGAACTGAACAGGGTGATAATGCCAGTGATTATAACCGATATTCCCATGGTCAAGGCTGCATACAATGCCGTTACAGCCACCGTCAGGGCTGCCGTGCCAGCCGTTGCCGTATATCCGCTTGCCGCCAACATGTTCTGCGCCATAGACACCATCTTCTCATGTATGGCCAATGCCGTTGCCTTGATTGTAGATATGGAGAAAGCTGCACTCAGTGCTGTCAGGGAGGTTACGAACTTGCCGACGCTTGTAACGCATATCATCGTCTGCGCAGCTATGGTAACAAACGGCATCGCCCCCTGCACAAGTCCGCCGAGTTGTTCCTTGATGTCGCCCAACGTGTTCTCCAGTTGCTTCTGCCGTCCGGCATCCGTCTTGGCAAGTTCCTCGTTCATGTTTCCAACGTTGGCCGTAATGACCTCGGCAAGCATGGCAGCACGCTCACTCTCCGTACCGAACTGCAGTACCTGTTTCTGTGCCTCGTCAAAGGTGATGCCGACACGCTGCAGCACTTCCACCTGTCCCTGCATCGCCTTACCCATCATGTTGCCGATGCTCACGGCATCCTGATTGGTGGCGTTCAGTCCATTCTGCTGGGCGATGAGGTTGTTCATGGCGGGGATAAGTGTGTCAAGGCTTTGCTTCTCCTTCAGGAACGTGGCCATCTGCTGGGCACCGCTCAACTGCACCTCGTCGCCGATTACGCCCATTTCCTGCTGGGCGGAGCAAAATTCCTTGATGCTCTGTATATCTTCGTTGGTGCTGTTCATACGTTGCCGCATGATGGTCTCCAACTGGGTCTCTGCCACGAGTTGCACCTGGTAGGCTGCGGTAAGGTCTGCCATGACACTTTGCAGATCACTGATGGAGTCCTGGAGTACATCAATCGCTTGCGATGCCTGCGACCATGTGAGGATGTCGCTCTTCAGCCGCTCGCTCTCGTCCTGCACGCTCCTTATGACCCGACCGAGTTCTTCGGCATCGGCAGTAACACGCTTCGCACTGCCGTTGTCGTTGATTTTTATTATAAAACTGACCTCTTTTGCCATATTCTCATTTTTATTGTTTACCTTTGTGGCGGATACATTTTTGAACAACTTATGAGCGTAAACTTGAAACCCATACACGACCTTATCGTGCAGCACCCTTTCGCATCGGTGCTGACGGTGGCTATTTGTCTTGTGGCTTGTTTACCCATATTCTTATATGTCGTTACCAAAATCGCGGCCCTGATTAAATTCTTCAAAGGCAAATAATTGTTTATTTCAACCCTGCCGCCGCCTTTGCTTCCCTGTATCTGCGTAGGGTGTCTTCTTTGTCCATCTTCACTTCATTTTCCGACTTCTGCTCCGTCTCCCATGGAAATGACATAATGTCGGAGGCATCGAGCGTTTTCTTTGAATAAGGCTGCAACGTGCAAAGGCACTGCATGCGCAGACGTTCCCATTCGCCACGATCACGGCTTTGCTGCATCTCATTCCATGCTTTCCATGCTGCATAGAACTCAGAAGGGGTGCATCGGCAAAAGTCATCCATACTCATTCCAATGCACCCCATCGCTATACCGAGCAACTGTTCGATGTCGGGGTCTTCTACACTTTCCCCATCCTTTTTTTTTCAGCCGACTGCCTCACCTGCTCATTCCAATCATTGAGAACGTCTGGTGTAATGCTGTTGCAGAAAGTCTCGAAGTCCAGAGGGAACTCGGTGCCTTCCGCCTGGCTTGCGCACTTCACGCAGCACCACATCAGCATCAGCAGTTCTTCAAGGTCGTCCTGCTTGATTTGGCTCACATCCTTGCCCGTCTCTCGCTTGAACATGAGAAACGCTCCCATGACAAAGCCACAGGGATATTCTTTCCCCTTCAACGTTATCTTTATCATAGCTTATTCCGGATTTGATGCTTCACTAAGGCCATTGGCCACTTTCTCAACCTTGCCGCAGTTTTCCAACTGGAGGCTGTATTTGGCATCGTCACCGGCCTGTGCGTCAAGTTCCAGCGAGGTGATGATGTACTTGCCCTTGTAGCCACCGGTTGTCTTGCCGGTACGCTGGTCGCCATCGCGCAGACTGTAACGTCCGTCTATGGGTTCACCATTGAGTTGCATGTCCTTCAACTGATCGTAGGTCGGGGTCTCGGTGTCGCCATCCGTGAGGACACAGCCCTCGGCTGAAATGCTCTCGGAAAAACTCTTCACGAACTTCTCTTTCCACTTGCCGCTTGCTGCCTCCTTGGTTACGCGCTCACCAGTCTCCGTTGTGGTTGTCACCTTACAGCCAGTGGAGAAGCCCAACGCTTTTTCACCGACGCTCAGAATGAGATTGGTTCCGTCTAAAACACTTTTTGCCATATCTTTCTTGTTGTAATGGTTAATACTATGCCGGTCGCCACTCCGACGATAAAGGCGATGAGAAGCATCTTCCACGGATTGGAACTGCGTTCCTTTTCCGTTTTGGCTTCATTCTTCTGCTGCTCCAATGCTTTCTTGTAGCTCGCCATCTGGCGCTCATAGTACTCGCACTGGCGTTGCAGACTGTCGCAAGTGGCATACACCACGATGATGCCACCTTTGTTCTGCACGGTTGCGCTGGCTCGCCCGTTCTTGGCTCGGTACTCTGCCTTTTCGGGCAGGTTAGTCAGTTCCGCCAGAGGTATTTCCAGCTTGGCTTCCTCCTGTGGTACTGTCTCCGTCCATGTCTGACGCACCTCGCTCTGGAGGGTGTCCGCGGATACTTGTTTCACGCTTTCCTCCGTTGCCACGCTCGCTTTTCGGCTTGTCGCGCAGCCCGACAAGAACAGGGCAATCATCATGATGCTTGCAACTGTTCGCAGTGTCGATAGCCTTCCGAAGACGCGCCATCTCGCGTTTCGAGGCTTCGAGGTATCTTCTTGTCTCATTGAGTTCTTCCTTCAATGGTTTCACGATGTTCTCTACCAAGATACGGGTGGCATGCTCGGCGTTGTCCATACGCACCGTCTCGGCATCGGCTTCCGCCTTCATCGATTCCGCTTTCGCTTTCCTTATGGTAGCCCGCAGCGTGCATATTGCAACAATGGTAGCCACCAGACCTCCGCCAAGGAGGATGTTCAGGACTTCGCTGATATTCATGCCATCCATATTTTTACTGTTGGTATATTCCTATTGACTTGAGCCACTTGGCTACATCGAAGGCTGGGCAGGCTTTATTTACGCCTGGAAGGTCGCAATGACCTACAATCTTGATCTGCGGAAAACGCTGATGGAAGTTCCGCACATAGTCGGTCATCGCCTTCATCTGCGCAGGGGTGCGCGTGTCCTTGGGATGCTTCATATCCTTGGTGCAGCCACCGGCATACACCACATGACGGCTCACACTGTTGTAACCCTTTGCACCGTTGGTCACTTCCCACGGATCAACCTCCGCATCTTCGTTGTTATCGACAAGGCGTTCCACCTTGCCATCCAAGTGTATCAGGTCGGTATAGCCTACCTGCTTCCAGCCACGCCCACCCTTGCTTACTGGGTCAGTGTGCCAGTGGCATATCTCATTCGAGGTTACCTCACGGCCTTCAGGGGTGGCTGTGCAGTGTAGGACTAAATACTTCATTCTCGCCATTACGCTTCAGCTTTATATCCGCTAGTCATTACAACACCTGCATCTGCCTTCTTGAACATGCAGATGAAGTAGTGGCGGAAGTTCACCTTGTTGCGCTGGTACTCAGGGTCGTTCTCAGCAGGGCTCCAATACATCTTGGTGGAGCCAGTAGCCTTGAACACACGCTGTGTATAGAATGCAAATGAGCAGTGGAAATCACCTGCGGTATCTCCCTTGTCACCGACTGCCTTCTTCACTCCATTGGATGTGTAATAAGGGGTATTGGCAAATTCATAAATGTCAAAGCCGTAGAGCTTACCCACCTTGCCGGTGTTGCGGTCGATGTTGTACTGCTCCTTAAAACGCTGATCGGTCTCCAAGAGGTCGTTCACATGGTCGGTACACAATACGAGGCGACGGTTGGTGGTCGGAACGCCCAACTTGTCGAGGGCTGCCTTCATCGCAAGCAGGTCCTTGACGGTCATTTTGAGACGACCAGTAGCAGCATCACGTTCGCCGGTGGTGGTCAGCACTGGGGTCTTGGCTGTATTCTTCTGGGCGCAGAGCGCATGTGCTGCCTTGGTGAACTTGGCATCGTTGATGGCGTTTGAATGACTATCCTTCACTCGGGCAATCTTGTCGTAGCTGATGGCGTACAACTCATCAT